ATGGCATCTACAGCCTGTTCAATGGCTTTGTAGATGGAATCTACGCTGGCCCCGTTGTATTCCAACAGATAGGGTTTGAGTGCGCCGTCCAGGTTTTCTGGCATGTGTATCACCGACCCTGCACCGTTGCCGGCCTGTGTTTCAGGTGTCTTCACAAGGCTGGGGTGACTGTCCAGGCGGATGGTTTGTTCCACTTCACTGAGTCCGTTGTAGATAAATTTCTGTAGGTCAGCAATGTCTTGTATGTCGCTAACACCTAGGCCACGCACGGTGCTACGCTGACTGTAGGCCACCACAGCAGGAATGAATCCGATGCCGTTGGGTTCTACTCGTTCATCCAGCACCACACGGGTGTCGATGTTCACATTCCAGGTGCGGATCTCGTCGGCGGTCCATTCTTTGATGGTCTGGATCGATCCATTGATGTCTTCAATGTATTTGAACTTTTGTAGTTCATAGTGTCCTGCAGGGGCTCGTTCCCAATGCCAATCAATCACACTTAGAGCACTGAGTAAGGTCACATAGGGTCTGACTCCGGTTGTGAGTTCATCAGCACGGGTGTTGGCTTCTGTGTTGGGTTTGCACAGCAGAATCCAGCAGTGACCAAACACGCTGGCCCAGGTTGACACATCTTTCATGAACGCATTGAGACTGCGTCCTTCCATGTCAGCATCTTCCAGGAAGTCCGCCACTTCAGGCCGGTCAGCCAGACTGCCTAGATCACGCTCTGGCGCTTCACGAAACATGAAACTGTTGTACACATTGATAACGCTTTTCGAATGATTTTCCAGGGGGGTGCTACGCAGGCGGGCGTTGTATTCTGCATCTGTTTCCAATTGATAGCGTGTCAGATGTTGACCGCGCTTGTAATCTTCTCCACCTAGATAACTTTCTAGTAGGAACCGCCATTGGTTGCGGTTGTAATTGTACATGCGATTTACTTGGGTAATCCTACCCAGCATCTCGTCCATTGTTTGCATTGTGCTCATCTACGGGCTCCGATGTTATGACCCCAGCGTTGAGGTCTTGTTTCATATGGGTCTACTTCTTTACGCACAGGGAACACATAATCAAAATAATAACGCATGGCGTCGCTCATGTGATCGTATCCCGAGTCCTTGTCAGGTTGACTTGTTCCTGCTTTGTATGAATGCTTTTGCAGGCATTCAATTGTTTTTTTACACTTGGGGTCAATGAAGAATGTGCGCTGACCTCGTGCATTACATAACTTACTATTTACTGCATTTACGCCATCTCGTATGGGCGTGTGGGCATTGGGTGCTTTGACTGTGAAGCCTGCGTTCTGCAGGATGGACAGGTCAGTAGCGCCGCCTGCACTTGTTTTGCGTTGTCGGCTGGCTGGGTCCGGATACACCCAGATTCTTTGTTGGGGGTAGCGGTTACGAAGTTCGGCCACAGCTTCTTGGGTATTACTAGAATACATTTCGATTTCGTCAATGGCATACACATCATCTCCCTGTCTAGCAAATACAATCATGCTCATGGGATCTATGTTGAAGTCCATGCCGATGTAGATCACCGTGGGTATGAGTTGATCCCAGGCACGGATATTGTGCACCGGGTCAAATGCGTACCATACTCTATTTGCATAAGTTTCAAAGGTGGCCAGGTATTCCTGTTTGAATGTACGGGCATCCAGGTCCTGTTGTGCCTGTTCAATCTCATCCGCACTTACATTTCCGCCAGAGAGAGTTGTGTATTGAAATGCGGCCCAGTGTGGTTCAGAAGGATCCAGACCGCGGTTGAACAAGTCGTAGGCCCAATTGGCCTGACCCATGGGAGTTGATATGAACATGGCTGATCCGCCGCGGTCACTCAGCGTGGGCCTCAGAACTTCAGTCCAGGTGCGTTGATCAATCATGGCAAACTCATCTAAGATTACAGCATCCAGGCCCACGCCACGCAGGCTATCAGGGTTGTCAGATCCACGCAGACTGATCTTAGAACCGTTCCGCAAGGTGATGGTAAGATCCGATTCATTAATGTTCTTGACCCAGTTCAAGTCCAGGAGCCTGTACTTGAGTTGATCCCATACGATCTGCTTGGCCTGACGGTAAGTGGGCGCAACATAAAATGCTCGTCGGTTGGGCTGACGGCACACACGGGCCAATTCACGGATAGCCAGATAGGTCTTGCCCCAGCGTCGTCCTGCTATGACCACACGGAAACGGGCCTGGCTCTCGCTTACTTCTTGTTGTCCTGCATTCAGCGGCATTACACCGTGTCCGCCCAAGGCAGTATTCTATCATCATCAGTGTTGACAGGATTGTCGCTCATGCCCAACATGTTCTTGGCCAAGAAGATCTGCATCACAGCATGTCCACCCAGGGCATTCTTCATCATGGCCTGGCGCAGGCGTTGCTTCATGTCTTCACGACCCTTGATGATGTAGTCTTGAAAATTGTATTTGAGTGTTTCTTCGGGAATGCCAAACCATGTGGCAATCTCTTTGGTGGTGCAACCCAGGCAGGCCAACTTGTACACTTCATCAGGAGGTATGCACTTCTTGTTGGGATTGCGTCCTACCATGAGGCCCTCGCGGGTCACAGTGCCCCACTGTGGATTTTGTCTAGGACGAAACTCCCACTTCACTGGGCTGGCCTGCTCGGGCGCTTGGGCTTCTATTTCTTGGGTGTCGTCAGAGGTGGGTGCGGGTGTAACAGGTTCCATATATTTACTTATGATGAGGGCGCTGTGCCGCTGTCGAACGCTGAGTAACTAAAGTATTACTTTTATGATTTGCCCAATAAAGGCATCTTTCATATACTATAGACTTACAAACAAACGCTTCAAGGAGCAACTGAAATGAAACCGTTAGATGACACAACTATATTACAACTAATCCGCCTAGCAGACACTGGTGAGACTATCACGCACGAGGGATGGGATTATGAGTGCGTATGGGTTGAAAAAAATGATTCAGGCACCAGTGATTGTTATTACATTTACAGAACTGACAATTATGACTTGTTTGCCTATGCTGTTGACTATGGTGATGATGTAGAGGCATACGGTCCAGAGGGATATTTAGAAGTTGACATTGGTGAATGGTTAGAGGAGTTACTAGAATGATTACCATTGATTATGTAAGTTTTGGTGTTGCCTGTGGCACTTACACCAATGTTCAGAATAATAGTTTTGACTTTAGAGCATACCCCAACGAGGATGGTGGTTGGGAGTATGAGCATATTGACACCGATATCACTGAACAAGATTTTTATCAACTACACGATGAACTCTTGACTACTCAATCCGAACTCAATGTTATATTGTTGAAGGCCGCAGAATGAGAACATACGACAACTTTATAACCCAAGCATTCATTGGTTATGCAATTCCACAAGAAATATTGCGTGTGGTCCAACCCTGGGTAGAACAAGAATGTGGTGAAGGCTTTTGGAATGTAGAAGATGACTTGGGCTATGCTGAATTACAAAACATTACTAGTTTTGATCAAGCAATGCGTTTGATGGCCACAACATTGAATTTCATCCGTTTAGATGGCAACAGAACATACAACAAATTTCTCAAGGATGCTGGCGGTAGAGTTGGAAAAGGATTCTATCGCACAGCACTCAAAGCATATTACTTGATGGAGGCCGCAGAATGAACACCAGGACCTAATTTAGTGCCTGATCAGCTTTTGTACTAACGCCACGAAAGGCGCAAATCAACTCAAGTGTGCGGCCAAACAAAAGCCCCATTGCTGGGGCTCTTGAACTTGGAGGAGTTTTTATTTAACTAATTGGAAAATTGGAAAACACAGGCCTATGTCACTAAGCCTGTCCTGTAAATGGCAAAACTTACTGGACACGAATATTTAGCCCTGTAGTGAATTATGCCCGGAGTTTCAGACTCAATTGAGAATGTGTTTTTTCTGCGAAAGCAAGAAAGCAGGGGGGCACGGACTTACACACAAAAGCAAAAAAACATAAGAAAGAAAGAACTTAATCTCGTTTATGTGTACCCCTGCTTTCTTGCTTTCGCAAAGCAAAAAACCCCCGTATTCTAGCCTATTGAATCGCATACTACTGATTTTCCATAAGCAAGTCAGGATCTTTCGCAGGTACCTTAAGCAACCGCAGTTGCTTTTTGTTTCAACACCGTTCGTTTGCCTATTTCCTCTGTTTCTACCAGGTCCCTATTGACTAATTCGGCTATCACACGGTCCCTACTCTGAGCATCCATCTTACGATACACATTTGGTCCTGAATTGTTCAACACGCCTCGCGTAATCTCTTGTCCCGGATGATCCTGGGCGTAGTCCTGTATAAACTTATAAACTCGTTCACTGCACTCCACTGTGGCATTCACACGCACAGCACCGTCAATGGTCAAATTGCGTCGTTGATCTATAAAATAGTACATCAAGCCCACGGCCGCACGGGCCGTGGCGCCATCAATCTCCTCTGCACCTGCAAACAGGCTCAACACAGTGGCTATGCGTACAGCATGTTCATATGCACGGCTAATGAAGTTTTGATATTCTGCATATTCAGCATCAGCACCTTTCTTCAACATGTCATTGTAGAACGCTTCAAACACAAACCTGGTGTCATCTTCAAAACACCACATGTGTGTGTCTAATTGCAAGATGTTGGCATCACGCGACTGGGCTGTCAGGGCCGCTCGCATGGCTTCTAGCCCCCGGGGTCGCACCTGAGACTGTTGGGCATCCACCAGGCTCAACAGCTCATATACTCTATCATTGAACGCTATTAATCTATCATCTCGCAAGCGCACCAGGTTGTCACGAGTCA